AACACCACGCTCCTGGCGCAGCTTCCGTTGCGCCAGATTGGCGGCTCGCCTGGGACGTTCCGTTCCATGTGGGGGCGTGGCGACCGGATGAACCAGTCCGTGGGCGAGGGCATCCCGTCCAAGCTGGCAGGCGTCCCCTCCGGGCACTTGGCCCCATCGTCGTGGGTGCTGCCGTACAAGCCGGGGGCGATGTCGTCATTTACGCAGTGCGTGGTGACGGTCACGCCGGGCGCGCTGAACCTCGCGGCGGGCGTCAACATCAGCGGCGATGCGGCGGTCACGATCACCGTCAACCCGGCCGATGGCCAGCTCATCGTCTCGGCAGTTGGCAACGCTTCCATCACGTTCGACCTAGCCGCCAACCTGGCCGGCGCCCTGTCGGCCGCGGGCAGCACGTCCTTCTCGTTTACGGTGAACAACGCCACGCTCGGCGCCATCGTCGACGCCGTGGGCGCCGCGCTGGTGCAGTTTTCAAACAGCGCCACGGTCAGGGCCACGGGCAATCTGTCGGGCGACATCACGCCGTTCACCGAGCTGAGCCCGCAGTCCCTGTCAGCGGCGGTGTGGGAAGCCCTGGCCAGCGCCTACAACACGCCCGGCTCCATGGGCGAGCTGCTGAACAGCGCAGGCGCCGCGGCTGACCCGCTGCTGGGCACCGTCGAGGGCGGTCTGACGCTGCGCGACGTGCTGCGCATCCTGCTGGCCGTCAACGCGGGTGACGCCACCGGCCTGGAAGGCTCCAGCATGGTGTTCAAGAGCCAAGACGGCACCGTGGACCGGGTGGAAGCCACCTACAGCTCGGGCGCGCGCACCGTCACATCCGTTGACCCGTCGTGAGCGCCCAGGGCCAATACGCTGGCCAATACTTTGGCGACTACTTCGGCCAGGCCGGCACGCCCGTCGTGCCCGGCGTCATGGTCGGCACGGCGCACATCAGCTTCAGCGCCACCGGGCTGCTCACGGACGGCCAGGCGCCTGCGCAAGAAGCCCCCCGCCTTGGCAGCAGCAGCCGCAACGACCGCCAGCGCCGCCGCCCCGGCATCTTCCCCGCCCTGCCGCGTGAGGCAGAGCCCGCCTTGCCCCTCCCGCGCCGCACCCGCCGCAGGCGTGAGGCCGAGCTGGTGCTCTGGCTCAATCACTGAGCCACCGGCCCAGGAACCGCGCCGGCAACGGCCTCCGCATTTAGTCTCATTTCTGGGGTAGGAATGAGACTACACCCTGCGCAAACTGCGCAGAATGAGTGCAGCCCCGCAAGCCCCCGCCTGGTACAGCATCCGCCGTCTCAACCCTGTGGCCGCTGCGGCTCAAGGGGTGCAGAGCGCCGCTGAAATCTTCATCTACGGCGACATCGGCGAAAGCTGGTATTCCGAAAGCGTCAGCGCCGCCAACTTCGTGCGTGACCTGAACGCGATGGACGCCGCGCACATCACCATCCGCATCAACTCCATCGGCGGCAGCGTGCCCGATGGCATCGCCATCCACAACGCCATCAAGCGCCACAAGGCGCAGACCACCACGGTGGTGGACGGCATGGCCTTGTCCATCGCCAGCCTGATCGCCCTGGCCGGTGACACGGTGGAGATGGCTGACAACGCCACCATGATGATCCACGCGCCGTGGACGTACATGGCCGGCAACAGCGCCGATCTGCGCGAGCAGGCCGATGTGCTGGACACCTGGGCCAACGCCATGGCCACCAGCTACGCCAGCAAGAGCAAGCGCCCGCAGGAGGAAATGCTCGCTCTGCTGATGGACGGCAAAGACCATTGGTACACCGCCGCCGAAGCCCAGGCCATGGGCTTTGTGGACACGGTGGTAGCCGCGCTGCCCCTGGCTGCATCGGGCTCCGCCCCGGCTGACCTTTCTCGTTTCCGCGATGTGCCGGCAGCCCTGCTGGCCGCCCGCGCCCCCAGCACGCCCGCCGCGCCCCACCAGGCGCAGCAGGCCACTTCCGCGGCAGCCGCCGCAATCACCCTGGAGAACCCTCCCATGACGAGTTCCGTCACCCTGGCGGCTGCTGCCCTCACGCAGAACCCCGCCACCCCTGATGCCGCCGCCATCGCCGCGCAAACCCTGGCCGCCGACAAGGCGCGCCGTGGTGAGATTCGCGCCCTGTTCGCCAAGCACGCAGACCGTGCCGGCGTGCCCGCCCTGCAGACCGCCTGCGAGGAAGACAGCAACATCACCGCTGAAGCCGCTGGCCTGAAGCTGCTGGCCCACCTGGGCAAGGACACCACGCCCGTGGCCGGGCATGTGGTCACCGTCACCGATGAGGCTGACAAGCGCCGCGCCGGCATCGTGGCCGCGCTGATGGTGCGTGCCGGTGTGTCCACCGAAGAGATGCGCAAGTCCGTGGCCGGCAGCCCGTTCCGCGGCTCCACGCTGCTGGACGTGGCCCGCGCCAGCCTAAAGACGGCCGGTATCAAGACGGACGGCATGGACAAGATGCAGATCGTGGCCGCTGCCTTCACGCAAGGCACCAGCGACTTCCCGATCCTGCTGGAAAACACCATGAACAAGACGCTGCAAACGGCCTATGCCCTGCAGCCCGACACCTGGAGCCGCTTCTGCGCCCGGGGGTCCGTGAGTGACTTCCGCGCCCACAACCGCTACCGCGTCGGCAGCCTGGGCAACCTGGAGACCGTCAACGAGCTGGGCGAGTTCGCCAACAAGTCCATTCCTGATGGCGAGAAGGCTAGCATCACCGCCACCACCAAGGGCAACATCATCAACCTCAGCCGCCAGGCCATCGTCAATGATGACCTGGGCGCCTTCGTCGGCCTGGCCAACAGCTTGGGCCGCGCCGCGCGCCGCACGGTGGAGGCCGATGTCTACACGGTGCTGAAGTCGAACTCGGGCCTGGGCCCCACGCTGGCCGATGGCCTGACGCTCTTCCACGCCAGCCACAACAACATCACCACCACCGCCGCCCTGAGCGTGGCGGCGCTGGACCTGGACCGCGTGGCCATGGCCAGCCAGTTGGACGTGGGTGGGAACGACTTCCTGGACCTGCGCCCCGCCGTGCTGGTGGTTCCCATCAGCCAGGGTGGCAACGCCCGCGTCATCAACGACGCGCAGTACGACCCCGACACCGCCAACAAGCTGCAGCGCCCCAACCAGGTGCGCGGCCTGTTCTCGGACATCGTGGACACGCCCCGCCTGAGCGGCACGCGCCGGTACCTGTTCGCTTCCGCTGCCGAGGCCCCGGTGCTGGAAGTGGCCTTCCTGGACGGCAATGACACCCCGTACCTGGAGCTGGAAAACGGCTTCAGCGTGGACGGCGCGCGCTGGAAGGTGCGCCTGGACTACGGCATTGCCGGGGTGGACTACCGCGGCGCCGTCACCAACGCCGGCTGATCCACCGCCCCGGCGCCGGTTTGAACCACCGGCACCGGGGCACCGCATCAACCCGCCCCAGCCCCCAACGCATCACAAGGAACCCGCACCATGCGCAACTTCATCAAAGAGGGCGCCACCCTCACGCTCACCCCTTCGGCCAACGTCACGGCCGGCAAGGGCTTCATGTTCGGCGCCGGCCTCTTCGGCGTGGCGCTTGCCACCACGGCCAACGGCTCTGCCGGTGAATTCATCACCGAAGGCGTGGTCGAAATCGACAAGACCAGCGCCCTGGCTATCAGCGTGGGCGATCGCCTGTTCTGGGACGCCGCCAACTCCGTGGTGAACAAGACCAGCGCCGGCCAGGTGTGCGTGGGCATCGCCGTGTCCAGCGCCGTGAACCCCAGCGCCACCGTGCAGATGAAGCTGGGCTGCTACCTGGCTGCGGCCACCTGACGCGCAGACGCTGCCCCGCTGAAGCCCCGCAAGCCCACCCCGGCCCGCCATGACCTTCGCCACCGCGCTGGACACCTGCAACACCGTCACCCTCCAGGCCCTGGGCCAGGCGGTGACGGTGGCCGGCCAAAGCGTGCAGGCGGTGTTCGACAACGGGTTCGCGCTGAGCTCGGTGGGCATCGGCATGGCCGGCACGCAGCCCACGCTGCGCCTGCGCACCGCTGACGTGGCGGCTGACCCTGTGGGCCAGGCCGTGAGCGTCAACGCCGTGGCCTACACGGTGACGGCGCACGAGCCTGACGGCACGGGCGTCAGCGTGTTGATGCTGGAGCGCGCATGAGCATCATCGACACCGCCATCACCGCCGTCGTGGCCGCCCTGGGCACTGCGCCTGCGGTGGCCAACGTCGGCCGCGTGCGGCTGCGCCCGGTGTCGTCCAGCACCAGCACCGCCGTAGTGGTGCGCCCGGTGGACAGCCAGGTGCTCGAGGCCTCGGTGCTCAGCAGCCACCCCATCACGTGGGACACGCGCATCGGCGTGGAGTGCTACGCCCGCGCTACTGCCGGCCAGGCGCCTGACG